TTCATAACACTTAACCTGCGTGATTGTATACGTTGGATATTTCACCTGCAAAGATGGAACTCCGTTCTGCATAAAATCAGCAATGCATTCATTCTCATCAACATACGCAGGGCCACCGACTGCAAAGCAGTAATTCTGGGCGCATAAGAGAACAAACGCGGTAAACATTACATCACTTCTTCACTTTCTTCTTAGCTGTCTTAGCTGCTTTCTTAAACGCTTTAGCTGTTGGCGCACCCTTTGCACCAGCCTTGCGCATCTTTTCGCCAGAGCCTGCTGCAATTCTCTTACGCTTTGCATGAATATTTGCATAGAGACCCTTTGCCATTACTTCTTCGCCTTAGCCATGCATTTACCCTTACGCTTACACGCTGCAGGTGTGGGACAACCTTTGCACGGTTTAAAACCAGCTTTGCTTCCCATTTTCTTTCCATACGCCATGGCTAACTCCTTTTGCTGCAAACGTATCACATTACGCTATTCCACGCAAATTCCTTCTAATTTCGCCACGCCAGCTAGAGAATGACCCAGATAACGCAGTTGCAGCATCAGAAGCCATCGTCAAGCACAGCGCATCAGCTAAGTCAGGAGAGGCTAAGCCACGCTTGCGCATCTCATCCTTACTTTCAGCTTTCATCTTGCCTGAACTGGTAAAACTATAGCGAATGCTGGTTAGCTCTGCGATAAGCTGGTCATTCTTCGGTAGCTTACACGAACGATCCTCAAGCCAACCCTTCGTCTTAAACCAAAGCTCACTTCTTAGGTTTAAGTAGGTATCGCCCATGCTTGGCGCTTCAGCTACATTCACGCCGCGCACAGGCAGGCCAATCTCACGCAGGCGGTCCACCACACCTGAGCCTACGCCTATACTATCGACAAGTATCTCCTTGGGCTGACGTGAGGGCGGCAATCCCTCATACTCAGCAACAACACGACCTACAGTCTGCATCAAGTCTAGCCCAGACCAAGCCCTAAGCTCAGTTACAATCGGACCCTGACGCTTACACAGTGCAGTCTTATCCTGCCCAAAGCGCGCTACGTCCAACCCCCAGACCGCCTTGGTATCCTCATCAATCTGCACATCGCGGTGCGTGGCATTCTCCACAAGATGAAACGGGATAATTGTGTCATCGTCGGCAAGCGGGAACTCACCCAGCACACGAATGCGAAACGCGTTGCTTTCCTCGCCATACCTGAGCCGCATCTCATCGACAAACTCATCGCTCACCAAGGGGCTATCTACGCATGACCAACGGCGTGTCCACCAGCTATCTGCCATGCGCGTTTGGCTTTCGAAAAACGTACCACTACTTCGCGTGGGGTTGCTCAGCATAATCGTCGTCGCGTTGTGGCCCGACATAGAGCCAGCCGCAGCCTCAAATACCTGCTCAGGCACACCAGAGGCTTCATCTACAACGAGCATAACATGCTCACTATGTACACCAGCCAATGCTTCTGGAGTTTCTGCTCTACTGGTACGTGCCGATATAAACATTTCAGCAGGCGCAGAAGTATGCTCGACGCGATCTGACTTTACGTTAAGTATGCTCTGCAACCCTTCAGGCAACTCGTTTATCCAGCGCTTTAGCTCTGCAAACAAGGCATCAAAAAGCTGACTGCTGGTGGGCGCAGTTACAACAACTTTATTTGGGTAATGCATTAAAAAATACCATAGCATTGCCCACGATGCCGCTGTAGACTTACCAGTACCATGACCCGACCGAATGCTAATCTTGCGTTCGCCAGACGCAATCGCTTCCAGAAATTCTGCCTGATACGGCAATGGCTCTACGCCAAGCACCTCTTGCACAAATAAAGCAGGCTTCTTGCCGTACCGCTCAACAAAGTCCAGCATTGCGCTGTGATTGTCGTCACTCATGGTCAATCACCTTAGCTTTCCGCAGCGCATCCAAATGTAAGTCACCAATGTTGATTTGAATGTTCTGCTGATTGCCACTACCATAGCGCGCTTTGTTAAAACTCGCAGCAATAAAGTTGCGCTGGTGGGCTAAGCCCTTGGCGATGCCGATATCAACCTGACTGACATACTGCAGGTTTTTATCTATGGCCTCATTGTCAGGATTGCGTGCAGCCGCCTTCTCATCAGCACGCTCTTCCTTCAACTCAACAAGCTCCTGAAGCGCAAGAGCAGCCTGCACATCAGCAACCTCAGCTTCAACCTCTTTTATCGCCTTACCGTACTCTTCGTTCTTCATCAGGTTGCGCTGCAAATAACCACGATCCAACCCAAGCTCTTTCGCAATCATTGGAATGGTTTTACCCGAAAGCAATTCCTGCTGCAAAGCTTCAGGGCCACCCCTTCTATCAAGGGCTGCAAGAGCAGCTTTCAACTTAGGCTTACCAGCCATACATAACTCCTAAATTAGCCTCGCGTGTACTGTACTAATACTAATAATAATACCTATAGGTATTTTATTATTATTATTAGTCCCAGCACTGTACCGATATTAGTATTACTTTGATAGATTTTCAAAGGCAAAATGAACGCTGCAGCCAGTGAGGAAGAAAGCGTCCATCAGGGAGGGGTTTGGACTAGAGGACTGCAGCGCTCAACAAAATGTGTAGCACAAATTTTTTTGTGTGGGAATGTATAATAATAACAGGGGTAGGGGTGGGGGTGTGACGGGGGGGGCTTTTGCAAGATTGTATACCGTTGCACTGGATTGTACTGCTCAGTATTGCAAGCGCCTAATCCAGTACAGTCAAGAACAATAGACACGCGAATGTTTCGCACGGTATTGCATTGTACTGATTTAGTACAATGAGAAACAATGCCCGCGCATTGCACTGAATTGTACACGGTTGTACAAAAACAGTACTGAGCAGTACAAAGGCTGTACGATTGTCTCGCATTGTGCTATTCGCGCGCGCCCGTGCGCGACTCTGTGTCCCGCTGTGCGCTGCGTCCCACTTTGCACTCACTCTACCAAATCCCGCACAATGAAATACCAAGCAAAACAATGGTATACCGCGCACCCACGCAAAACCGCCGCAAAACCAGAACAAAACGTGAAATACCTCTGAGAGGCCCAGAAACGCCCGCTGAGTGCAGGTAAATTTCTCGCAATGCTCAGGTCATAAAATGTCGTTTCCTATCATTCTGAGATAATGTGATATAAAGGTCACACTTTTGCCCATATCTCAATAAATCGTCATGATGCTATCATTTTGATATTGTATTGATAGCCCTATGGGCTAATATGGTCTTGTAAGCAACGAACGGTTTCCACCCCGTTTCGCACAGTCCCTGACCTGACACCGCTTACCGTCCTGTACGCTGCGATCCTCTGTACCTGTGAGGAACCCCTAGACCAGATCATGATCGCACCGTGGTTTCAGGCGAATGTTTGTTTCTCTTCGATTGTATCAATCTGCAGCGGTTCGCCGCTGCAGTCTCATGCAATCAACCCAAAGAAAGGACACAGCATGACACGCAGAACGTATTACATTTATAAAGCATTTGACCGTGAGAACGCGGTTGCAATCATTGCAAGCAATGTAAGCAAAGAGCGCATGGTTTCAGAGGTTAAAAGACTGCATGCGCTGCACGGTCACATAACAATCAGGAACTGCCTTGGCGGTTTGGTTTCTGAGATGCGCGACGGTAAAATCAACTCATTTTGTCAATGATTTCATCTAGGGCAACGCCACAGCGCGTTGCCTATACATGCAATCAAACCAAGAAAGGACACAGCATGAAACTGAAACCAATAGCAAGCAATCTTACAGAATTACAAGTTGCATCTGATGTAAAATATGCGCCGCGCATCGCGTTTTCCTATGAAACACCAGTTGCAGGGTTTGACGAATACGGCGCGTTTAAAACTGACAAAAAGTTTAGCGCAACAACGTCAAAGCATATCAAGAAATATTTGGGCGCAGCGTTCGACGATGCCCGCGTTATTGAGCAGTCAAAAATTGAAGCACTAACAAAGAGGTTTTTGCAATGATCAAGCAATTCATTGAGGCAGCAAAGCATGCCACCTTGTCAGATTGGCTAGGTGGCGTGGCAGTAATCATTATCACATTCGCGTTTTTATACGTGACACCATGAAAGGACACAGCATGACAGAGCTAGAAACTTACGACACAGAGCAAGCGCACAACATGTGGCATGATGGCCATGTTGTCTTTTGCGCTGCTGATCCTCTTGACCCTGACTACACGGTAGCAATCACAGAGGCCCACCAATTTGTTGACCTTGATGGTCATCTATTCATCATAGAACTGTAAGAAAGGACACAGCATGCCACAGAAAACACAGACCGAAATCATCGTAGGAAAAATGTATGATGCAGAGGCTGATTTAGGCGAGGCGATTAATACACTGCATCAGCTTTACCTTGATATTGGCAACGGTTTTTATCCAGACATTTGCGAGGTGTTTAGTAAGGACACTTACAATACCCTGACCGCATTGATTGCCAATATGAGCTGGATTGAGCAATCAGTTAAAACCCTGACACGGAATGCAGAGGCAGAGCATGACAAGGCTTTAGCAGATTAACATCTGGGGCAGTCCTGCGGGACTGTCTACACATGCTAATCAGAAAAGAAAGGACAGAGCATGACTTTGATGAAAGAAAACCCTGAGAACTACGGCAAACACGCATATGGCCTCGTTTGGTCAGGCGATTTCATGCCGATGGTTGGCGATACAGTTAGCACTGTTTCATGGGGCGATGCCACTGTGAAAAGCTATTTCACAGAGGACGGATTTTTAGGCGTTGAGCTAACGCCACATAACCCGCCCGAATGGTGGGTAAAGCAAATGCAAGCGGGTGGCTATCCCACAGACACAATTCACCTGTTTGGCATAGAAATTAAAAAGAAAGGATAAGCTATGAAAGTAAATGTAGATATTGAAGCGTTAGAACGCAAAATTGCACTGCATTGGCACCTGAGACTTTTTGGAGGCGGCTTTACTGAGGATCGAGAATATCACAGGGGTTGCCTAGATGCATATTCGGACATTTTGTGCGGTTATCTTGGGGTCACTGAGGCCGACGAAATCGTCGAA